GTCCATGATCCTTCTCAGTGAAGCATCCAATAGGGTTGACCGTGTGAGTGTAGTATGTCATATTTCTCTCTCTTTTTTCATTTTATACAAGTATTATAAGCGATTTTGGTGACTTTCGCAACCTTTTTATCAAGTTTTCTTAGAACCTTTTGTCATATAAATATGAGACAACCATTGATTTGAGCATATACAATATGGCTAGAGCAAGTAGATTTTTCCTCTTCCTATCGCGTTCCGAGTACTGGATTGTCGATGAAAACAGCCTACAAGAGGTCCCCAAGCCACGCGAGATGATCATCAAGCAGTCCACGGTAGAGGGTGTACGCAACTATGTGATCACTGCTAACAAGCAAAATTTGCCGATTGTAGACCGCTGTAGGGACAGGACAGCGTGGCATACCCCAGAAGGAAGACAGCGTATCAGAGAAGCCAAGCTAGGTGAGAACCACCCAGCGGTGAAGAACGGGCGCAATCAAGAGTTTAGAGATAAAGTCTCCAATACCATGAAAGGCACCCGCAGAGGTGAGTTTAATCCAATGTACGGTAGAAAGCATAAACCTGATACCATACGCAAAATCCGTGAATCAGCCTACAATAGATCTAAGCGAAAGTGGTGTGTCGAGCCCACTGGTAAAATGCATCTGGTTCAGATAGATGGCTTTGAACTACCAGTGGAATGGCAATGGGGTCGTTATTATGACCCATATCGTCCGACCTAAGCGACTGATTTCTTTGGAGACTTTTTCTTTCGCGGTTTCTTTTTTACAGGGACATTATACTCCTCTATACCCAAAGCTGGTAGCAAAGCCTCCAACTGAGGATACATCTCTAGTAGTGTCCCATCTTTAGCAGCCGTCAACAACTTGGCTTCCATATGATGCAACCCTTCTAGGACCTGCATCCAGTTAGCCTCACGCTTCCAATCAACCAGCTTTTGCATATTACCATTAGGGTCAGAGAATGAATTTATACGTCTCCACTCCATCTGAATAGATGTTTCACTCATACCAGCTGGTATTTTTTCATCGATTTTAATTGTATCTGGCATACCGCTGGGTAAGTTCCACTCAACCTTTGCAGCCCCAACACCCCAGCGTACTAGCGGAACTAGTGTCTGGTTATTTTTAGCCCAGCCTTTAAGTCTTGCTACTTGGTCTGCCACACCGTCACCTTTGAACACCCACTCAAAGCCTTCATCTACTTGTCTAAACTTCATTAAAAATCCTCCGCGACATCAATCATGCCTTTAAGTTTGTACTTAATAAAATAGTTTAAGAGTTGCCCCTTATCTTTATTTAGTTGCCTGTGATATGAGTCCACGACAGCATCCTTGATCTCTTGAGGTGTCATACTCAGGTCAACCAGTTGCTTATTGCGTACATAGCCAGCAGCCATCTCGCCAGTCACAAAGTCTTCAGGTGCCAGCTTCTTCCACTCAGCAAGTTGCACCTTACGAATTGACTTCTGTCGCTTATCAGTGACAAAGGTATCATCGTCGCTCAACATATTAGGCACACCGTCACCCTTGTCGCCCTGAATAATATGCTCCATCAAGATAGCATGGGCTGACTCATCGATTTTTATCATCTTTTTCTTGACAGGCGAATATTGCTGTATGTTTGACCACTTCTGCAATTGGTTGAAGTCATGGTCCCCTGATATAATTAAGACAGGCTCAGATTCCTCGAACAGCACACCTTCTTTAGCTGACTGACTGTACTCAGCTAGAGCACCGATAACATCATCTGCCTCAGCACCATCTACATCGATTACAGGGTAAGGTAGGAACTCATCTATCTCATTGCGGATAGCGTTCAGTGCATCAAATATACTAGGCCAATCAAAGCCCGATGCATCACGCGATTTTCTGCGCGAAGCCTTGTAATAAGGAAACACTTGTCTGCGCCAATAGTGCCTGTTATCACAAGCGATCACAAGATTATCACCAAACTCACTGCGGAATCTAGTCTTGTATCCACGTATGGCATTCAAAATCATGTGTCGTAATAGAGGTACATTGACCTCGATATCAGTTCTGCCGCGCACCTCACCCATAAAGGTTGAAATCGCAGTTTGGTTATAATCGACGATTATCATGCCATCAACTCCTCAAGTCCTGCAGGTTGCTCACCCCAGACATGCCCTACATCTGGATAGTAGACACCTTTAGTGCGTTTGGGTGTACCATCAGGATAGTACGCCATAGAAACAGAGTACCATGTCATCTTATGCTCACGGTCTCTGCCATAGTAACTGTCAATCCAATCACCACCAACCAAATATGCGTTCATCGCATTGAGGTAGGCAGAAATCGAAGCAGCCTTAGCTTCAGAACCTTTAAGTCCTGCTCGTACCTCGCTTCGGTGAGATGATAATACATCCTTGTTGAATTTGATCCACTCACGGACCTTGTTGAATGAAAGAGGATCGTCTTCATCCAATGCAAGGACGGTTGGGTGAATGTTCTTGTACTGCGGTGGGTTAGCGGCTTGCCGAGCTGCTCTAGCATTAGCTAGACGTTCAACAGCAGCCGCCTTTTGTTCAGCAGTCATCGGTTTGCGTTTCTTGCGTACCTTCTTCTGCTCTGGTTGTTGTCGTGCCATGATGGACTCCTTTGATTGTTACTATGTATTATATAGTAACAGGAGTCATATGTCAAGAAGTAATTGAGTTGATTCGGTCTAATTTGACCGCTCTCCAACTAAGTATTTCATTGACCCAAACCACAATCTGATCGTCACGCTTCTTTTTCGCAGCGTTAGAATCCTGTGCCGCACTCAAAACAGGCATAACACCCTCTTTTAGTGTAGCAACAAATTCACGTTCAGTCCCATCAGCCTTAGTGAAATTGATTGTAACATCACCAGCCTGAAGTTGTGCGATGATTTCATCGCGTGTAGCATCTACTGCCATAGTCCTATCTCCGTTTAATTGAGTATATTATTATAACTAAAAGGCAACACAGTGTCAACACAGTGTTTGACCATTCGGGGTTGATCACTTGATCCATTGTAATTTTTCTTGTAGATCTGGAACATGCTTGCTCAGTCTCGCAAACGGTATGTAGCCTACTGCTAACCTCTTATCTGTCAGATCATACACCAATCCATGTTTATCAATGAATTTCTTGGCGTGCCGCATAAACTTGTCTTCAACTATCATATCTGAGCCTAACCAACAGAAAAAGTTTGGTCGCGCTAGTGTCTGTGGCTCAATCGTACCATGAGGATCATCAGACATTACTGCTTCCGCGAAATGCCTTGCGACATGCGGATACATGACATACAAGTATCCGTATTTTCTATCTACTGTAAAGAAATCGTAATCACTGTCCTGTAATTCTATAGCGGAGTTGCCGTTTTTGTATCCCCATCTGGGAGGATACGATTGCTCGGATCGCTCGTAGGAGTGAATCAAATCATTTAGTTTAGAGTGTAGTGGATTGTTAGCTCTGTTATCGACAGTTTCTTCATGCACCTGATTGATAGTAGTATATGTGATGCCTAACTCGTTGCAGGTCTTGCGAATCTCCGCCTCAATAGACTCAAGCCCAACATCACACTCAAAGTATTCTTCAGACTCCCACAGTTGCTTTTCTAACAACACCATGTATCTCTCAGAAAATGAATCGTTGATTGTTTCCCACTCTACACCACGAAAAATTAGCTCCACGGTTCGCCATGCTCATTCAACATCTTACCTGACCTATCTGGTGTAAGGTTCATTATAGTCTCGTACATTGTAGGCGCAAAGCGGATGTCGTTGCCGAAATGTTTTGGTGCCAGACCATAATAATTCTTGCTCTTCTGGGTAGCGAAGGATTTCATCATGTGATAGCTGTACGCCTTATCCGCTGCATAGCCCCCAAACATGAAATCATCCCTTCTCATGCTTGGGTGAAACACTGGAGATAGCATCCAAACAATCTTAGAGTTTTCTTTAACCTCTATGTGCTGTGCGATATAGTAGGACAGTTGCACATTATTGAAAAATGCACGGTTCCAATGTTCTAGCTGTACGTTTTCTTGTACGATGTCATTAGGCGAGCCTCCACCGTTTTGATTGAATACCACTACATCATAATCCTTGTCAATCTTTGGTATGACATCACCCGTTGACACATGGTTCCAGTCAACATGTATAGCTCGGTCAGCGCGGGCGTCTAACTGTTGTCCAGTAACGATATGGACTTCATCACCTGATCGTTTTGATTGCAGAGCCAACTGTGTGCCAAACTTAGTGCCTCCACCTACAATAAGAATTTTAGACTGTGCCATGAATTTTCCCTTCGTTTTGATATATTTGTTCCATTACTGATTTCTTCTCTTTTGAGACCCCGCAGTTCTGCCAGCAAACAACGCAAGATTTAGATCCCCAACTATCGTACACCCACTTATAAGGATCGTCTGCGAGTATTTCTTTAAGTGATCTGTCGTGCAGTGACAATCGTTTATCCTTGAATATGTCAATCAATTGCGCCTTGGGGAACAATTGATTGAATCTTGGGTGCTTACTCAGATGTCCGAAATGCACACAAGGATAGACTGTACCGTCGGCAGCTATGCGTATCTCAACGCCATTACGATGGGAGAAGCATTTGATGTCTCCTGGTGTGTCTGTATATCGTGTTTCTACTCTTTCTTTGATTTTAATGTATTGCACATCCTCTGCCTTATAATTAGGAGGTGTGTCAGGATATGTATTCTGTATGTAGCTCTCATCAATGGGCTCCAACTCATACAATACATTGTAGTTAGAATCCTTAACTTTCATGTTGCCCCTCTCAAAGCCTTTAGGATATTTCACGGTTACATCTAGGAAGCCCATCTCCCATGCTAGATGCTTCACGTCCGCTACCTGATGTTCATTGTGCTTGAATATCAGAAAGTCCCAGTATGCATTGCCGCCGTTGTCGATAAACGCTCCGGCATTTGCCATGACCTTATCCCACTTCACATTTCTGCGGTATAGGTGATTGGTATCTTCTAGCCCGTCGATGGAAAATATTATCTTGCGCTGCTCTCGGTGCGAGAACAGTTCACCTAGTTCGCCCCACCACTTTGCATTGCGCATACCACCGTTGGTATTGAGATGTACTGATGCTTCGGGGTTTTGTCTCAGCACATAGTCTAGTATCAGTAGCAGATCTGGGTTTGTACCAGCATCACCATAATCACCGGAGCAAGTCCAGTTGTCAATGCGGGCACAAAAGTCAGCAGGAAACCAATCCTTGAATTGATCAAAGGTTATGTATGTAGGTGTAAGCTGTTTGTTGACAACGCTGGACATGTCCTCATATCGAGGACACCAAGCACATATAGAATTACAGAGGCTGGACAGTTCTATATTCACAAAGTTCACATCATCATAATTCCACATAGTTTAGCTCTTCCTGTCAACCAACCAATCTAAGTTTTTTAGCTTCTTTCTTTCAGCTGGGTTGAGAGATACACCGTTTGCTACCTTAGTCAATAGCTCCTTGTCTTCCTCCATGATTTCGTCTCGCATTGAGGATGCTGCTGGCTCAGTCTCTACCATCATTTCAGCTTCTGTTGCATCGTCAGTAAGCGATAGAAACTCTATACGACCGCCTGTGTGAGCCATGTACTGCATGTTAGCGGCAACCACTAGTAGAATAGCAAGCGGATCAAACACTAGTACTATCGCAATGATGACTGCCCTAACTGCTGCCTCTAAATTCTCTCTGCCATCAACATAAATCAGGTCTGCTATGTATTTGATAGGTCCTACTTCTACTTCAAACGCTCGTACTTCAGATTGTAGCTCTGAGCGAGTGTCATAGAGTGAGTCGTTTGCAGCTTCAGCCGCATCAATGATAGCTCTCATTTCCGTGCGTTCTTCTTCCTGATCGTCTCTCGCAGCTAAGCCTTTTGTCACATAGCCTATCTCAGTGTATCGATCTAGGATCGCGTCAAAGCTGTCTAGGGTAGTCTGTGCGCGTTGTATTTCTTTATCGTTTGATGATATGCGAGTATCAACCCGTTCTATCTTTGCAGTTGCATCACCGCTTTCGATGCCTTGATCAATGTGCGCCTTAGATAGAAAGCCGAAGATACCCATAGATGTAATAATGGACAGTACAATAACTGCTGGCACAAAGTATAGTTTGATCAGTAGGTTTGCAGTCTCCCAGTTTCGGTACAGCCATGATGCTGTTACTAGTTTAGCAACCTCTAGCACCACACCCATTGCGGCAATCGAATACGCCGCTGCTGGGAAGATAGCCACAAGACCTACGATAGAGAAGTAACCTGCTACAGCGGAAACACCTAGGGCAGATAATGCGAGTAGTATTATAAATGGCATCTCGGGCTCCAGTCTAGAGGAACAAAATCCGCAAGCGGTTCCTTATTTAATCGGATGTTCAGCATAGAGTTCAAACATTTAGGGTCTTTTCTCTGTTGCCATTGCAATAAGAATTCCTGGATCTTAGCCCAGGACTTCATCTCAAATTCAGCAATCGTTTCTTTCACTAATTCACCTTCATACTGTAGCACATACTTGGATGAGCCATAGTATTTCTCATAAAGTTTTTGCGGCTTGCCACTGTAACCTATGTAGTAATCACCATTTGGGAAGTATGTACAATAGACGCGGTGTACTTGCTTCTCTTTCTTTTTCTTCTTAGCCATAATATTCTCATAGTGTATGCACTATTTATGGCTATAAATTATGTACTATTTTTCCCGATTGTATTTCAGATGTTAAGTCATTCTTGAATTGCCGCACCAACTCCTGATACTCGGCGTGATCTGGGTGCAGTAAGTTGTCAACCTTCTGTCGCGTGAGTAGTGCAGGCTCTTGCGACCAATGCTCTACGTTAAAAAAGTTGTACTTGACATTGTGATTGGTTAGTGTGCGCTCCACTAGGTCATAACATTCTCGTATCTCTCTGAAATTCAGATCATGCACACAGTACCATATTGTTAGATTGCCCACTGTCTTGCCATTCATAAATTCTAGGTTGCGCATGAAAAGGTCGAAGCTACCTCCCTTACGAACTACCTTATAGGTATCATAACGTGCAGCATCCATAGATATATTTAGGTCTAGGATAAAATCTTCTGCTAGATGTTTGATCTCTTCCCACTTCTGCATCAGTAGCAGCCCATTGGTATGCACTCGTATCTGCATCAGTTGTGGGTAAGTTTCTCTGCTAATGTTCTTTAGCATCTCAAATGATTTTTTGCTGTAAAGAGGATCACCAGATGCGGTAGTTGCTAGGAACTTTATCTTGTCAGAAAACTCTTGAACCTCGTCATACGAGTCTCGTTGTCGCCTGCTCTCTAATATGAAATCGTTTCTGCATGTGGGGCATGCTAGATTGCAAACATCATCCTCGCACATCTCTACCGCGCTAGGATACTCTTCTAGTTGCAGTGCTTCTTTAGGATAGAATACTCGTGGAGAACCACCCTCCCTATATGTTTTCAGGTAAGGGCAGTTGTCGCCACAGTAACTATAAGAGCCATCGAGTACGCTCTCCCTGATTGCGTTGATCTCAGGGCTATTGAAACGCTCGACTATTGTGTCGCCTGACAGCTTAGGGTGTGTCCCCCATGTGGGGTTGCATATTACCTGCTCTCCTGTTTGTAGAAACACTGCCCACTTGAAAGGCATCGCACAATATTTTTCGCTCATATTACCTCATACTATGATTCATCTTTACCATAGAGATCACGATTACCGTCGCCGTTTAGCTCGGTGAGATCTTGTTGTTTAATTTTAAAATTCTGCTCATGTTCATCCTTGATGTCAAATGCCTTGTCCTTGGCGAATACATTATCCCAGTTGCTTGCAAACGTGTCGTTCTTTACAAATGCCTTACGCCGGGTGCTACCCTTTCCATTCATCGAAACAATCTCCTATAGTGTAAACTTTTATTTATAGTCGATGACTGATGAAAAAGAGTATTTCAATATATTCTTAGGATTCAACAGTCTCGTCCGAGTCTAACCAATCCTCATCAATGGAATCTTCTATGTCAAGTGATTCACCACAGAATGGGCACCACTCAACTCGATAGAATTTATCATCCATCTCATGATCAATGCAAAACGAGGATTCGCATGTATCACATTCTAATAATCGCGTCCTCATGTCGCATTCCAAACATCAGACCAATCGCCTGACAATGCACCACGTGCATAATCTGTCGCTCTATTCTCAAAGAAGTTGGTATGAGTAGGTGCGTTGATCATTTCTTCTACCCACGGTAGAGGATTCTTCTTCACTTTGAAGATGCCCTTTAGACCAAGACTTATCAATCTGCGGTCACATATGTACTTGATATATTTCTTAACATCGTCAGCACTCAGACCTTCCATGGGACCCAATGCAAAGGCGAGATCGATAAACTTTTCTTCAAGATCAACCATCTGTTCTGCAATTGTATAGATCTGACCTTTGAGATCATCGTTCCATAGTTCTAAGTTCTCTTCCACATATGTTCGGAACAGTTTGATCATTGACTCAGCATGCATTGTCTCATCAACAATTGACCAAGTGATAATCTGACCCATACCTTTCATCTTACCATGACGTGGGAAGTTCAGTAGCATAATGAATGAAGAAAACAGTTGCATGCCCTCAGTGAATGCGGAGAATGCTGCAATGTTAGTTGCCACAGATTCCGGGGTTCCGTTTGCTGATGAAAGTTCCATAAAGTATTCATGCTTGTCTCGCATAGCATCATACTCTAAAAACTCGTTGTAGGTGCTCTCAGGCATCCCTAAGGTCTCGATCAGGTGTGCATATGCTGCAACGTGCAGTGCTTCTCTTGCAGCGAATCCCGACAACATCATGCGTACTTCAGGCTGTGGAAAGTAAGGTAGATAGTTTGTAACATAACCACCTGCTACATCAACATCGCCTTGTACAAAAAATCTAAAGATATTCGTTAGGAAGCCCTGTTCGGCTTCGGTCAATCGATTCTTCCAGTCCTTGACATCTTCTGCCATAGGAACTTCTGTATGCAACCAATGTGATTGCTCATGCTTTAGCCATGCGTCATATGCCCATGGATAATTGAACGGTTTGAAATAACTACGTTCGTCTGTTAATTTTAATTTCTTCGACATATCTTTCCTTTCGATTTAATTGGTGCCTTCATCTTTCCTTTCGATTTCGTTAAAAGCCCAGTCGCGTTCTTTACACCAAGGACAGTACCCACATCTGCCAACATCTCTTTCAGTGCAAGAATGTGTGATGTTCATTATATCATACGCAATGCCTAAATCAAAGGCTAATTGTACCGTTACATCCTTAGTATCATCAAAAAAGGGCTGGAGGACCAAATGCTCTGCTCCCCATGTACTAGGATGTTGTCGCGCATGATCAGGCGACATTTCATCATAATACTTATTCGTGCCTACATATACAACATCAGCGTGGTTGTCTTTGATAATCTCCCACAACCCACTTCTGACATACCTAGACACATCTTCTGCAGTCACATTACCTACGAGTGTAGTCTCACCCTCATAGCCAGACTGTTTTATGACCTCATTCGCCCATCGTTGAGCGCCATCGATCTTGGGGACAGTGTATGGCTTACATTCCTGTCCTCTCTTCTTGCACTCGTTATACACGATGTGCCACAGCACCGCGCTATCCCAACCACCTGATACTGAAACGGCTATGCGTTTATCGTGGGGGATAGCATCTGCAATTTTTTTAGCCCTCACATGCGAAACAGTTGTCTTCATCAATCAAACTCTGCATATCAATTTCTTTAATTATTTGTCGTTCAACTCGCCTAGACACCTTGTCTGCCTTACCCAACTTCTCGGAACGACAGTAGTACAGCGTCTTCAAACCTTGCTTCCACGCTAGATAGTGTGCAGCATGTAGGTACTTGATGTTCACATCAGGGCGGAAGAATAGATTGAGTGATTGCGCCTGGTCGATAAACTGCTGTCGATCAGCCGCGTGTGCAATCACCCAACGTTGATCAATCTCCATAGCTGTCTTATACACATCCTTTTCCCAATCAGTGAAGAATTTTAGATGTTGCACAGAACCATCGTTTGCTATGATTGACGACCAAGTTTCATCATAATCGATTTTTTCACCCGCCGCAATTCGTTCTTTAATAAGACTATCCAAATGCTTATTTTTGTTGAGGAAGGCACCTGATATGGTATCTTGCCTGTAAGCGTTCGCCCTAAATGGCTCAATGGACGGCGAAGTGTTTCCCATAATAATACTAGAACTAGCATTGGGAGCGATAGCCATAATATGACTAAATCTTCGCCCCGTGCCCTTCGCGTCAGGAGCCTCGCCTCTAGCTGCACCAAGTTGTACATTCGCTTCATCTAACTTCCCTCTTATAAGTTTGAACATTCTCAAATTTGCGCCCTTAGCTACGGCACTTTCCCAAGGAATATTTTTCTTTTGCAGGTAGGCATGAAAGCCTAGTGCACCGATACCAATGCTACGTTCCTGTGTAGCAGAGAAGATTGCACGGGATACAGTATCAGGAGCCTCGTCAATGAAATACTGTAGTACGTTGTCTAGCATTTCCGCCATATCTCGTAGAAACTGTGGGTCTTTTGACCACGCATCATAGTGTTCTAAGTTGACAGATGAAAGGCAGCATACTGCGGTTCGCTGCTCGTTTGTAGGTAAAATTATTTCAGAGCATAGATTGCTTTGATGAATCTTCAGTCCCAAATCTTTCTGAAACTGAGGCATCATTCGATTGCTTGTATCGATGAAATGTAAGTAGGGTTCGCCTGTTTCCATTCTCAATTCTAGTATCTTCTGCCACAAGTGCTTGGCTGATACAGTCTCACGGATAGCTCCGGAGTGTGGGTCACATAAGTTCCAGCCATCATCTGCATCTGGATCAACCATGCATCGTTCAATGATTTCCATGAACCTGTCAGTGATGTTGATACCGTGATGTAAGTTTAGGCAACGCAGATTTTGATCACCAGTGGGCTTGCGCATGTCGAGGAACAAGAGTATATCTGGATGGCTGATATCGAGATAAGCGGCATAACTTCCGCGTCTAGTTTTGCCTTGTCGATAAGCCAGGGTACTTGCATCGTAGGTCTTAAGGTGAGGTAAGACACCAGTTGATTTGTCGCCTGCGCTGCGAATACCAAAGCCAATACCAACACCACCACCAAGCATACTGAGCCACGATGTTTCTGAATAGTTTTGAACAAGACCTTCAGCCGTGTCTTCGATAAAATTAAGGAAGCAAGAAATAGGCATCCCTCTTTTGTTTCTGCCAAACGAGAGAATCGGGGTTGAATAAGAAAGCCAGTGCTTCGACGCATAATCATATAATCTTTGTGCGTGTTCTGATGACGAACCGAATTGTTTGCTGACATAAGCAAATCTATGCTGAGGACTCGTCTCTTCCTCGCGCATGTAACTTTCTTGTAGCCGTTGTACGCCTAGCGTATCAAATAGATCATCGCGTGATACATCTATTTGCAGGCCTAAATATTCTTGTTTTGCCATAGGTATCTCTTTATGTTTGTAGTGCTGAAATCACTGAGGGGAAATGCGCCCCAATGATGGTCCAACATGCGGATGCAATTTCTGCGTGTTCTTTTTGTGTGCCGTTTGACATGCGTAAATCGCAATAGTGAATCCATGATCGCAAACTACCTGCCATATACAGCACAGTTTCCGTGTTGCCTTCTGGTAGCACGGCTCTTGCTTGTTCTTTTGCAATGCCCTTGTCGAGGGCCCATTCGTAAGTTTCTGTCGCTTTTCTAATAAGTTCTTTCTGCTTAATGTTCCAATCTTCAGCGATCCGATCACCTTCGTTGTACATAGGATGCTGATCCACCTCAATGGAGTTTTGTCTATTCTTTGGATCTTGCATTCTGCATTCGCGCTCTACAAAATTAGTAGCTTTGGCATAACGCTGGCTGAATTCTTGAAAGCTGAAACTACGATGTCGTAGTATTTGCTTTGCGATGTCCCTTGTTGTTGTAATCTCAATTGTCATGTGACACATTTCAAATGGAGACCAGTGATTTTCTTTAATCAGATACTTGAGTAATTTAGGTGCTGTTTCTTTGTTAGACTGGTTAGCTGGATTGCTGACTCTAGCTGCATACGCTACCAGTTCCTCTGCAGTGTGACATTCTGTGATTGCCGACGGTTGACTTAATGCGATCAGGTTGACCTTGCCCATAATTAACATTTCTTCCAGTTAGTGAATTTAAGTTCTGCTGCGAGATTTATATATGTATTATCATTTATAATTTTCTGAATCTCTAGGGGCTCCATTCCGGCTAAAACCATCTCATTTATGTCTTTACCTGCAATTGAGTCTGGCCAGATACATATAGAAAACCCGTCTTTGATATACTTATACATCAATTTACATAGCTCTGAATTCTTAGGCTGATTATCAAACACAATAGTAGTGAGTGATAAAGGCAAGTTATACCGCTCAATCTGATTGAAGGCAACACCTGCACACGCAATGGAATTTTCGAGGAATAAACTGTCGAGTGGACCCTCGACAACAGTAATGGGCTTTGTCTTGTCTAGGTGATCAAGTCCAAAGATAGTAGGAGCAGACTCATCTACTTTTACCATGATGTATCGTAACGCTTCCCCCCTCATCGCTCGTAAGGTGACACCTGTGAGTCGCCCATGCTCATTGCAGAAGGGTATCACAAGTCTGGGTTCACTAGTTGTTATCGAGGTCGTGTACTTCTTATTCAGTTGTACAATGTCGCGCACATCAGAAATGTAGTACAGTCGCTTTGTAGCTTCATCAGGAAGCATCCGAGAGTCACAGTATTCTACTGCCTCGTGGTCATAAGGTAAAGTGTAAATGTTTTCAAACAGATTTTGCCAGAGAGGAACCATTGGGAGTGTTGGGGGCTTCTCTTTGTAGAACACCTCAGACTTAACCCTAGACTCAGTACCAAACTTCTTCGCACTACCTCCTGTAGCATAACGCTCTAGGACATATTCTTTGTACAGTAAACCATCTAGCTGCTTGAGCATAGACCCGAAGTGTGCTGAGTGTTGACAATTGTGGCACTTGTACATAAGGTCTTCTCCTTTACGGAAGAAGTAACCTCGCATTTTGCGCTTGTTCTTTTGTGAGTCACCACAGATAGGGCAACGAACATTCCAGAGAAAGTTATCTTTCTTCTTGAATAGCTCAAACCGATGGGTGATTTGTGTCAGAAATTTGATATCAATATATAAGCTCATGCCAAGAATTATACTGCATAATGACTAAGATGTCAAGAAATAAGTTCCAATATGGTCGAAGCGTTTGCTAGGATGAATCCTACAACAACAGCACCGCCCATGACTAACCATTGACGTTGTTCTAATAGTACTACTCTATGTTCTAGTTTGTCAACCTCCTCTGCATGCTCTCGGAGACTGGTTCTTAGCATAATCTTAAGGTGATCAATCGATTCCATGACCTTTTCTGAATGATCTCGCATCTCTGCCTGCATCTCCCGCCCCTGGGTGGTAATTCTAGAGTGTATTTCCTTATCAGAGATGGCCGCTTCTTTGCGCCTTACTTCAACTACTGCAAGCATATCGTCTTGCATATTGCCTTGGCTAGTTAGTTTCGCATCATGTACGGCAAGCATTTGATTTACTGCATTTGATATATCAGCTATTTTTTCGATAGCAGTGTCCATGCGGTCAAATAGTTGCCCCATTTGTTTCACATCGTTTTCGACAATTGCTAGTCTAGTTTCGTATTCGTTATGTGTTGGCATGCTTCAGTTTACGCTTCTTCTTTCGTTGAATCATAGGCATGAAAACTGGATCTCGACCTGGTTCTTTCTGATCTGCAGGTCCCGTTCCGATTCCAGCGATGCCACCCCCTCCCACACCCATCTCTTCCATATGAAAGTTTCCGAATGTGAGCATATTTCTTTCTAATAGTTTGCTTTGAATTTGAACAGACTCTTCAGTCATGTAAAGGTTAAGAAGAGATTCTACTTCTGCTTGATCGGGATCTATCTCCGGTGATTCGCGTAGTATAGCAACAGCGGCTGCAAATGTCAAGAGCCTTTTTGCGTTTCGGTCGGGTGATTTTACAAGTGCCCGTTGTACCTTGAATATGAATCTTTGGAGAAGTGAATATGAATCGAGTTCTTCGGGTGATTGAGGATCTTTTTGCTTCTCGCCGTCGTTGTTGATGATACCCAGTCTGAAGGCATCACTACGTTCAATTGGTATAGCCAACATTCGGAGTATTCTATATGCTACTACCGCATCTACAAAACGTGACATTATAGCTTCCTAAGTGTTTCTAATATATACCCGTCTAACGGTATGTATGGCTTACTACCGCCTATCTGTTCTAGTGGCACCCGATTGATGAACACTAGAAATGATTTTAAAATAGCCCAGTACTTATCTTCAATTCTAAAAAATAGTAGTGGTGTTGCCGCATTATCAAAAACATTATACAGCACGATTAAGTGATTGAGTATTAATCTCTCGCTTAGTACGCCGGAAGTTTCATACCGACGGAAAAGTCTCTTGATATACTTGAATCGTTTCAAGTCATCTTCCATGTCAGCCAACCCTTCGCATGCTGGGTTGTTGTAGTTTTTAATTGCAAAAATTAAAAAGTTTTCATCATTAAGTTCAGTCATTCATATTGGCTACGTTGAAGTAGCTGTTCCACCTATCATATACCATTTTGTACTAGTATATATAAGCGTTGCGGTTTTACCAGCGGCATCAAATACAATCGTATCCTGTGCCAAATCTGAGTCATCTAATGTTAGTGTATTTGTACCCGTGTTAGATGTGCAGATAATTAATTTTATTTGCCCTTCTACGCCAGCAGCAATAGTCAATGTTCCAGCAGATGTAGCATTCGTAATATAACTAATATTAGTAGCAACCGAGACAGCACCTGGTTGGGTGAGTGTCTCGGAGCCTGTTATCGACACCTTACTAGAGAAGCTGGCAGGTGTAGCAATTTCTGAAAAGAAATTAGCCACTGTAATCTTATTGTTCGCAGCACCACGAGCTAATACGATGTTGTCTGTATTAGCTGTTGTAGTAGCTGCGGTCAATTCACTGATTTTTTGATCTGCCATTCTCTAACTCCTAGGTAATTTCGTTGTCAAAATCTATAGTAAAATGCTCATCAGCAGGATATAGCTTAGACGTAACAGTGATTCCATGCTCAGTATTGTGAGCCGCTCTTTCTACATATAGAGCATGATCCGTGCTAGTTGTTACTGGGTCTGCAACAGAGCATTTTACATATGTTACTTGTGTGTCACCCAATGAGTTCTCGGTGCTCCAAACGGCACCGTGTTGACAATTCAATGTCGGACCACAATCTCTATGTGGGTTCGTATCGCCTTCGTCGTATATACTCCAATCAGATAATAGGGTGTCCTCAGAGATAAAACCGCACATGGCGTTTGTCTCTGATGCGTAATCCTCGCCCTTTCTATCAGCAGCTTCATACGCATCCCGGAAGAAGGCACTGCCTTCTTCCTTCACTTCAGTAATTACTAATACAGTTCTTGCGATTGACATTGTATTTCCTCTCTATTAATCTGAGAATTCGATGTCATCATCAGCATCACCAGTGATACCGTTCTTAGACATTGCGACTAGGACTTCATATTGAATACGACCAGCGCGGGCGCCAGTGCCTACAGTACGCTTGACCCAACCAGTGTGTGAAGCAGACGTACCAGTAGCACCAGTACCTTTAGCAGCAACAGCAGTTGCAAGAGTCTCATCGTCCAATTCAAAGAATTGAGCATTATTACCAGTGCCTGTCAAGTTAACAACAGTTGCTTGTAAAAGTGTGATACCAGTAGGTGTGCCAGCAACAGTAGTCAAAGCGACATCAGCTTCAGTAGTCAATGTAAATCCAGATACATTTGGTGAAGTACCTGTCACAGCAGAAACTTTATAGACAGTACCTGTAGTGTATCCGTTGATTGATCCAGTTCCGCCGAAAGTACCTGAAATCTGAACACGATCACCTACAGCCGCTGTAGCAGCAGCACAAGTGAATGCGCCAGATGTGTTTGTGATTACAGGCGAAGTGATGTTAGTACCAGACGCTAGAATAGCACTAGTAGCAAGACGAAACTCACCAGTACCTACCCCAAGAGCAGAAACAAAGTATGCAGTGTTATCAACAAGGCCAGCAAGTGCAGTACCGCCACCATCTTGATATCGGACTGATTCACCACTAGTTAGACCGTGGTCCGTATAAGCAATAGTTTCAGTAACGATTGTAACGCCTGAAGTAGGAATAGTACGCTTTGGCTTAGCAATCGCTACTGTAGGAACCGTCTCGTAAGAAGAACCAACATTAGTTATTGTGATTGACGATACAGCGCCGCCTGCAATAGAAGCAGTTGCAGCCGCATTGATACCGCCGCCGCCAGTAAATGTTACCGCTGGAACTTCAAGATAGTTTGTACCACCGACAGCAATCGAAACAGAAGCAACATTGTCGCCACCAGATCCAATCTCAATCTTGTCAACACCAAATACAGATGCGCCAGATGTATTAGCATCAGCACCAATTGATGTTGGCTTTTCGTTTAATGTGTATTGAGCCGCAGAGAACGCTACAAGAGCAGTGCCACGGTCAAGATTTTCAACAACAGCTTCAGTTGCGCTATTAATTAAAAGAACAACCATTGATTGTGTGCCTGAAACAATAACGTCACCGACGAATGTTTCTTGTCCAGCACCTTCAAAGTCAGCACCGCCAGCACCAGTAATGATACCGCGAGTACCTACTGCAAAAGCAAGTGTTAATGCGTGAGCCGCCCCAACACCATCAGCAAGTGTGATCACTGTAGGATTGTTGTGAAGTGCATCTTCTTGTGTAGCCGCTAATTGTACTGTATTTGTGGTTGCATTAGTAATAAAATAGTCTGTAGTATCTACAAGGCCAACAACCTGAGTACCGCCGCCATCAATGTAATTGACTTTATCGCCATTGCGGAATGGATGAGCGGTTACTGTAATAACGCTGGCATCGACATTAGTCGCGCCGTCGAAAGTAGCAGTTGGAGCTGTTAAAGCTACCGTACCTGTACTTGTTTTATCGTCTGCTTTTCCCCAGCCTGACATATAATTCTCCTTTAAAAGTTTGTGTCTTTAGCATGTTGTGTAATTTGTGTTACATAAGCCCGCATGTGCTGATCATCAACAGTTTCTACTTCAGTAGTCTGTGTCTCGACTTCAGGCTCAATAATCTCTTCGGTCTCTGCGTTACTTTCCTGCATCGTACCTTTAGGTGACATCATCTTACCTTGGGTTGCGCTGGTGTTATTAGGAGCGCCTCGCTTAGATTTTTGATAGTCGTTATACTCTTTGCGTCTTTTAGTATTAGATTCTTTCTCATCAGGAGTCATGTCGCTGACCTTTTTCTTGACAGCAGGCTTAGACTTCATTAGAGATGCGCGGGCTGCTGGATTGCTCATGTTGCTTGGGCCAGCGTCTTTACCAAATCCTTTCAACTTGATAGCTTCGTCAATCTCGGTGTCTTCGTTCTTTGCTTTATGTGCAGCATCGACCGTAGTGAAGAATTTCTTCTTTTCTTCGTCAGACATGCTTGCAAGTGTTTTGCCAGTCTTCTTGAGCATTGCTTGGAACTTTGCTTTGTAGTTGTCCATCTCGAACAATGCATCTAACTCGTCATCAGTCCACTCTTCAGCGTAAACGAATCCCTTTTTAACCGCATACTTTGCTCTGCTAGGAGTAACTCGCTCAACTTTCATAGCAGCCTTTGCACCCGGATCAGTTTCCATTTCTTCTTTGTCAGATGCATATGACTCGGAAGAAAGTTTAGCTGCAATCGCCATTTCTCTTTTCTTTTCTTTAGACTTGCCTTTGAATTGTGGAGCATCAGAATCTTGGAAATCCTTGATGACTTCACCCATTGACATATCTTTTACTTTTTCGTCAAGTTCGACTTCTTCTTTAGCAAGTTTCTTGGCTGCTGTCTGAATACCTTTGCTTCTCACAAATGCTTTACGGTCTTCTTTCTCGCCTGCATCCATGTCATCTGAAGTTGCTAACTTGTGTGCTGCTTTAGAAGCAAGGTTTACATTTGACTTTTTAGCTACAGGATCTGCTGCCTTCTGAATGTATGAAGAAAGAGTAGACTTTTTCAGTTCATCGACTTGTTCTACTTCTTCTTTTTGTAGCTTTTTTGATGTGCTAGAATAAGTGTTCAACTCGTATGGGTGTGAACCGCCTTTGTTGAAAACTTGCATATGAACCATATGCTTCTTACCGCTTTTGTGTGTAGCAGGAATGTTTACTCGGGTAGTCTTACCTGAGCCAGGCCTCTTAGAATCTAACCCAACATGTTGCGCTTTGTGGTCTGGAGTTGATGTTAAACCGCTTTTAGCGTGATGATCGAATGCGTGATTGACAGCATCAGTATACGATTTGTGCCCAGTCTTATATGCTTCAGAAACAATGTCAAGTTCAACATCTTCTTCTGCTCCATCTTCAATGTCTTCTGTTTGGTAACGATTCTTCTGTGTGTGCTGCCTTGCTTTTTGAAATACAGTGTCATCGCCTGTTACGATGTACATTAGCGAGTCCATAACTTTTGCTACAGCGGCTATTTCAGTGGGAGCAAGTTGTTTACCTGCTTGTAACTTCTCTAGCCCGCGATGCAACATTGGAAGCTGTGCAGGTGACATCATACCTTGACGCACTAGCATATCCAACTTTCTCATTCGGTCTGTTTTTTCACCAAGCAATACACGCTTGATATCAGGAATATCAGACATCTGTTTCTCCAAGTATTTGTTTAATTATATTTATAAGAATTAAGAAATCACTAAATGAATTCTTGGCTCCCATCCAGCATTATAAACGAAATGCGGACGGGTAGTGTCTAACTTATAGAAATGTTTATTTATAGGGAGGTGATTGTACTGCATATTTTCAATAGTTTCTATCGAATCTACGCATGCAAAGAACGCCTTTGGACTTGTTTTGATAGGATAATGGAATCTATGATTAGGATCTGCATGAAGAGGTAGTCCCTGACCGGGTCCTAAACGCAAATACCTGACTCTGGTCAATCTGAGTTTTACCACATCAGAGAGTTCATCGACTATCGCTTTAGTGTATGCCGGAGCTTTCTCATTCCAAAAACTGTAACGTTCATATACCTCATCGATATGTTTCACGGTACGCAAATCAAGATTGTCAAACATGTCCGCGCCTCTGAGACTTATCCCACTGCCATTAGCAGTCAACAAGCTAGGCCATTCTTCATCACCGAAAAGGTCTGTTGTCAGTGCGTCGAATTCTTCTAAAATTACTTGGTGGTCAACTAGTACATCATTAATTATTTCAATCACGTTTTCTTCCGTCTCTCAATGTAGGTCTAGCAATTCCATCGTCTACGGGCAGCCTTGCCACGCTCACCTGTCCAGCTTTTTGATCTAGCGCAAAATGATTTGCGTCTACCAGCTGCCTTGCTGCCTTTCTTTAGCTTACTCGGGGGTGTAGTAACAGCAGTCTGTAGATTGCCGCCTGTTCTTCGGTTCTCCGCATCTACACCTTTTTGTGTCAAGCCAGCCCCATCTTCAGTAGGTCGCTTGTGACCAGACTTGATACCTTCTTCTACTATATATTCGATGAATGAGATCATTTTTTCTTAACCTTAAACTTCTTGGCTTTATACTTACTCGCAGTACCGCCCTTCGTTATCTTAAA